CGGCGCGCAGCACCAGCGGCGTCACTACGTCATCCGGCCAGATTGATTTTGCGGCCTGCTCGGGCGAGATCTGATCGACAAAGCTGCGGACGTGCGCGGCTGCAGCGCGCCAGACATGCGCCGCCGGCCGCGGAAGTGCGATGCTGCTGCGTTCCTGTTTCATGGCTACATCCAGTACCGGGTGAATTTATGCAGCACGCCGCCGACTTGCGTCCAGGTTGCGGGAATGCCGAGCGTCGGAAACATGTTCGGCGCGTAATAGCTGACTCTCGCTTCTTTGTGGCCGATCTGGCGCACGCCAAACGATGACGGATTGCGGATCCAGCTCGTATAACTTTCGCGGATCAAGGCTTCGGTGGCGAACTTCAGCGCGCCAGGCGCGCCATCGGGTAAGTCATAGCCGCCGGTATAGACGACATCGATGACGCCGCCCCAGGCGCCAGCTGGTGGCTGCTGGTAAAGCGTGCCGGTGGATTCCTCGAGCACCCAAGAGCCGAGATGCGGTGGCCCGATCGCGTCCGGCAAATAGTCGACGCCGTCTTGCGTAAAGGTCTCGATGTCGGCTTTAGCGACTGGCCAGCGCGACAGATAGAGCCGGCGCGTCGCTGGCGTCGTCGCGTCCTCGAGCTGATAGAACGTTTCCTCGACTTTGCCTTTGCCGAAAACGCGATTGCACATCTCGGCGATAGCGCCCGACGTGTTGGTGATGATTTCCTGCAGCAGAAAATCCTTCGTCGTATCGGTCGGCGGAATGTGGAGCTTCTGCTTCATGTCGTCGAGCGACACGAGATCCTGCGTCGAGGATTCGGTGATGACGTTGAGAATTTGTTGCACGTGTCATACCATCGTGAATGGAGAGACAAGGGCGAAAATCGGTAAGCCGCGCCGGTTGCATTGCCGGATAAATGCCGCGGAGAAACCAAGCGACGCCCGCTGCCTTCAGCGCCATTAGGCTTGGGCATTCAGTGGGATTGCCGGGTGTCGATCTCGGCTCGCGTGAGCAGCCTCTCCGCTCAATTTATTTGCTCCGCAACCGCAGCTCGGCGTCGAATTGTTCGAACAGCGGCTGCAGTGCAATGCGCGGACCGACGGTGCCATCGCTCATGACGGCGGTCAGGCTGTAGCCGTCGGCTTTGACGCCGATCCAATGCGGCGCCGACTTGCCGGCGGGCCCTTGCGGTCCGGATTCGCCGCGCTCGCCCTTCGGCCCTTTGTCGCCGCGGCGGCCGACCGGTCCGGCCTGCCAATCGGGACCGGGACAACGGCCGGGATTGTCGACACGCGCAACAAACCAGCCGTAATCCAGCGTGACGACGTCGAGCGCCCGATAGGTCGTGTCGGCCGCATAGGTGCCGCGGATGGTCATCGCGGCACCAGCGACGCCGGCAGCGGCGATCAGGCGCCAGTCGTCGATCTTGCCGGGCGGCTTGGCGGTGTCTTTGGTCGCCTGCCAGGTCGAGCCGCAATGGTGGACGAGATCGCCGCGGTAATGGACCCGATCGGTCCATTCGGTCACTTCGCTAAATAATCCGCGCTCACCTTGAGGCCCAATTGGCCCGGGCGGACCCGGCGGACCTTCCGGTCCTTCGAGACCGACTTCGCCGTCGTCGCCCTGGGGACCTGGTGGGCCGCGCTCGCCAGTCTCGCCGACGACACTGCGGCCCGGTTCTCCGGGCGGACCAGCTGGCCCGATCGCCCCGGGTGGTCCTTCCGGTCCCGCCGGACCGGCCACGCCGGGGCAGCCGCGCTCGCCGGTCTCGCCGACGACACTGCGGCCTGGTTCCCCGGGCGGACCCATTGGGCCGGCTGGCCCGGGCTCACCTTGCGCGCCCGCTGGACCCATAGGACCGGCCGTGCCGGGGCAGCCAGGCTCGCCTGATGGCCCAATTGGTCCGGGCGGCCCATCGGCACCTGCAGCTCCTGGCGGCCCTGGCTGGCCCGCTGCGCCCGGTTCTCCGATCGGCCCGGGCGGACCATCAGCGCCGTCGCGGCCGGGAGTTCCCTGCGGACCGTCGCGCAGCTCGGCGATACGGGTGGCGATCTGGGCCGTCATTTGCGCGGCCAGGTCGCGCATCACGACCCGATAGTCGGATGCTTCACTTTGCAGCGACGCCAACAGCGCCTGGCGCTGCGCTTGGATCAGCTCGAGCTCGCGGCGCCATTCGCGGCGGATGTCGGCGATCGCCTCGGCGCCGGCGTCGAGAATACCATCAGCTAAGGAGTCGATATTCGGCGCGGCGCTCGAGTTGTCGTGTTCGACTGCGAACGATCCGTTTGTATGCAGCTCTTGCATCGGCGTTAGTCCCTGGCGGCGTTCCGGCAGCTGGCGGCGACGACGGCGGCGGCGGCGCCGGTGGAATTTTTCCCGGCGCGTGTGGCGGCCCAGTGGGGATCGCCTCGGCCGCGGAAAGGGGGACGACCTGCTGCTGGACGCGCGGTTCGTCTCCGAATTTTACATCGGGTAAATCTTCGGAATTTCTCGCCTCGTTCGGGCTCATGATTCCGCCCTGCGTCGCCCGCGCCAGGCCTTCGATGCGATCCTTGAAGGCCGAGCGCAGCAACGCCTTGGTATCGAATTCCGAATATTCATCCGGCTGGCCATCGAGCGCGAAGGTTTGATCGAACGCGAGCTCAATATGGTTGAGACAAAAGCCGAGGCCGCTCGCGACCCAGGCCTGCATCAGCGCCTCGGTCGAGCCCATCGGCCCGCTGCCGATGCCAAGCAGTGCCAGCGGCACCCGGAACGCCATGGCGATTTCCTGATCGGAAAGCTTCATGGTCTCGACCAGCTGCGCGTCCCGATAGGTGATCATCGGGATCTGCACCGGCTTGAGGCCTGCGGTCAGGATCGGCGTGCCGCCGATATTGGCGCCGGTGGTTTGCTCGTTCCAGCGATCGCGCGCTGCCGACACTTGGTCCTTATCGAGTGTCAGATCGGTCGAGAGCACAAAGCCGGGCTTGGCCTGGTTCTGATAAAACTGCGCCGACTGGCCGCGGGTGATCATGGCGGTGGCGATATCGAGGAACGCCGCACAGAGCGGCGACTCGCCGCGCAGCGGATTGCGCAACTGATCGGAATGCAATTTGACGTGCCAAACATCGCGCGCTGGCGCCCGCGTCATGGCGCCACCGAGCCGGTTCTGCAGCACGTAATTGCCGCCGAGCGAATAAAAGATCTCGCCAGTCTCGTCGATCTGGGCGCGGCAATAGCGTGCGTCCATCAAATGCATCTCTTCGATTTCAAAGCGCTGGTTGCGCAAGCACAGCGCATAAGCATTCCCGTCATAGTAGAGCTGCCGTGTCGCATTGAGCAGAAAATCGGAAATGGTCTGATAGTCATTCGGTCCACCGCGCAAGATCCGCGACAGCGCCGAAGTGGTCACCAGATCGCGGCCACCTTTGCTGTTGGCGCGCCAATGCGCGCCCGGGCACATCGCCACCGTCTGGCTGTAGGCCGACAAGCAGGCTTCGATGATGGCGAGCTGGCTGCCGTACAGCCGCGGCGTGTGACCGTTCTGCCACCAGTTCATCGATCGCCCTTCGTCGCCGAGCCAGCCGTGCGTAATCGGCAAATTATACGGCGGCGGATGCCAAGCACCCTCGGTCGCCTTACCGACGACCGAGGACACCATGCGTGTGAGGCGATCGACTAGGCCCATTTACCGGCCAGCGCTCATGGAACGATGCGAATAACCAGGCTTCTGTGTTTCGTCGGCTGTTACTTGCTTCGGCACGTTGGGATCCGGTCCGGAGCCATCATTGGCGAGCTCGACCGAATGTCCCATTTTCAGCAGATCGCACTCCTCCTGCGTCGGCGTCGGCGTGCCTTTCTTCTTCTCGCGCTCTTCGTTGGCCTTGGCGCGCTGTTCGCGCTCCTCGGTCAATTTTTTCTTATCAGCCTCTAGCTTCGCTTTCAGATCTTGCGGCGGAGGCGGCGGTGGAGGCGGCGGCTCACTCGGGGGTGTTGCAGGCGGTTTCGGTTCGGTAGCCATTGGAAAAGACTCCTATTGTTAAGACGCTCGCGGATTGCGAGCGTCCATGTCGCAATAACGCGCTACCAGGTGACTGCGGTCATCCAAGAAACGACCGGCCGGCGCATCAGCCAATTAGCCTTGAGGACCATCCTTAGGGCGAGCGAATCCGTCTGCCACATCGATTTGACCGGCGTTGCCGCCACTGGCGTGCCGCTCGGGCCGCTGACGATATCTGCAGGCGCCGTGTCCTCGAGATGAAGCGTAGCGGAATCGCTGACTTCCATCCGCGGACCTTCAGCACCGGCCATGACGAAATCAGCGGCGTCGACGGCGACCACAGTGCCGGCAGGTACGGTCGACGACTGCAGCAAGGCGGCCGGGCCGATGCGACCGGCCTCGACTTCGGCGCGGAACGGGAACAGGCCGACAGTGACCGCGGTTGCGGGCTGTAACCAATAGAGGTTGAAGGCCTGCGTCGTGTTCATGATCAGCACCGGCGAGCGCACGTTACCATTGGTCGCCGCCAGCAGCGCGCCGAGCAACAGCTTCATATCACCAACAAACGCCGCGAAGCCGCCGCCCGCGGTCGGCGTCAGGCCGGCGCCGTAGCTGCGCAAGCCAGGCGGCCGAATCGCAGTCGCGGCGTTGTTGTCGAGCAGGATGGCATCGAGCGCGATGGCGGTGTCTTCGAGAACGGCCTGGCGCAACAAGCCCTCGATTGCGGGCGTGCTATGATCCTGCATTTCCCGCGTCCAGGTCGTGATGACCGCTGCTTTTTTCGGCGTCAAAGTTTGCGCCGCAAAGGCACCCTGGCGCACCGGGATCGGGGCACCCTCACCAACAAACGATCCGGAGATCGCCGGCGTCAGATTGCGGGTCGGAATCACAATCCGTCCGGCGGCGCCGAAATTCAGGCTCAAGCCTTTGGCCGACA